CCAGCGTGAACCATCATACACCGGTTTAGTTTGGCAAAATTCTAGTTGGCCAAATTCATAGACTGGGGCTTCAACAACCATATTAAATCCCAAATCCCTAAACCAAGTGTTAAGTCCATTGGAGAATTTCCCCAAATCCTTTTCCTCCATAAATACGACACAATCATCTCCATTATTGGCTAGTGCCCCAATAATCTTGCGATCGTTGAGGTACTGCCAAATCATTCCGCACATAAGGATACAATTACCCAAAGAGGTATTCATATCCCCACTCATGCGGGTGCCGTCAGTAGTATAGGACAATTTTCCATCAGGTGTGTAACCAACGCACCGATTTTTCAACTGGTGTTTCAGCAACTCACCCAACTTAAACCGATCCTTCTTACTGGCGAAGCAGGAAATGCACAACTCATGTTCGAATTTGAGGGCTTCTTGGGAAACATGTTGATCAAACCTGCTGGCATCTAGACCAACAGCTACTGGTTTGTCGAACATTTCCCATTTCTCTCTCATAATTCTAGCTGAATCATGTATGTCATAACCTTTCATGACCGTAGGATGGTCAAACAGATTCCCGATGGATTTAAAAACCCTGTGTTCTATTTTCTTGAGATATCTCCCAACCCTGATATTGAATCTGGGGTTTCTGGGGGAAATAACCCTAGGAACGGGATCCTGTTTAGAAGTGCGATCTGTTTTCTCATTCTTGATAAAAACCTTAACCTCTGCATCTTTCACCGCATCGCCATAACCCTCATTAAGCTCTGCTAGCGCCTGTTGATAAATTTCTTTCTTGCGGCCACTATACGAGTCAACAAATTGTTGATGACTCCAAGGGGCGGTCTTAGGCAGAAATCTATCAACAGCCCTGCGAAACCCACCAAGTTTCGCAGAAAAGTATCCAGGGGCTGGTTTAGGAGGGGGTGCAAACCCAGTGGCATCGGACGAATCTTTAACCACAAACACCCTCTCCTTCACAGCTCTTTCAAGAGTAGTCAACCTGTGATCAAATGGTACAATCTCCAAGTCTGGTGAGACTAGAGACACACGAACGTAATTGCGATGTTTAGGACACCCAACTGCTGCGTCTATCTGCAAAACGGTAGGGGAAATATTGACGCTACTTTTACCGCAGCCCCTACCAGATAAAGCAATTGGGCACCCCTATAGGGAAGGGTCTCCCCGCCGAAGCTGGAAGATCTTCCCTAAGAAGTTTTCTTTCCCCATTCTTGTTTCCATTCCTTTGGTTTCCATGAGAACTCGCATCCTCAAGAAATCCTTGGTTGGAACAAACGAAAGGAATAAAGCCCTATCAATCGCAAGATTTTTATCACTCGTGCGCAAGTCCTTGAACTCGCTCTCAAGGTACTTATGTAACCACTTACGTGTAACCAAGATGTTAGCTGGGGTCATCGGCCTTTCCCCAAACTTGTTGTACGCTTTCTTAGACACAGCAGCGGAAAAATTCGACCGCTGTTTCTTAATAAG